TTGTGCTCTACATATATCTATTAGTTCATTATCAAATTTTTGGAACAGCGCATGTGTAGATACAATGTTCTCACCCTTTCCAATAAGATATTTAATATTATCTAGTTTTGTTTTTTGATTTTCAAATTTAGGAGACTTAAAATTTTTATCCTTGCAATAAGTTCTATATCTAGTTATTTCATCTAAAAATGGTGTAATAACAAGAAATTTATCTTCAGATTGATTAATATAATTCATTATTGATTGAGTTTTACCAGCACCCATAATGGCATCAACAATATTTACATTACAGTTAAATTCCATTAGAACTCCTTTCATTCTTTATAATAAATAATCCATCATTATATATATTCTCTTTTAAAATGATGAAAATGTCGTACCTAACGTAGAGTTTTTGTAACATGAAATTTTATCACCTATTTTTTAAAAAAAAGTGATACGTTATTTTGCTTGGTTTATAAGCATTTTATGAATTTTGCAGAAAAGTCTAAAAATATGCAAAAGTGATAAAATTGAAATAAAAGCCTTATTTTTCAATGGTTTTAGAGCTTATCCCTTATAGAACATATATTAAAAAGTGATAAAATATAAAATAGATATTTGTGGACTGCATAAGCAGGACACAAGGGCATGAGCTGCTTGCAGCGAAATGACCAATATTGCCACAGGCAATATAGTTGCTTATCATTTTATTCTCCATTTGAATAATCATTTTGTTCTAAATTAACATACTTCTCTTTGTAAATATCCTCTACAAAGAATACTGGTAGCTTGTCATGGTACATTTCATAAATTTCTTCACCTGATATGCTTATCCAAAAATTACTTCCTGCTTGCCTTTGTTCCTGCAATACTTCAATCTCTTTCTGATATTTACTACTTTTAATTATCCCTCCAATTTTTCCACAGATAGCACAATAGCTGCTTAATGATGTATGAATACGTTCTTTTTCTTCTTGAGTAAATGCATTACTTTTAAAATTCCATTTATTTTGAATTAGACATTCTTTATAATGGTGTTTGTGTTTTGATTTGCGGTTACTCTTGGAGATGTTGCTTTCTTTCTGCTTAAGATATTTTGTGATATCACTTTTTGTTTTGTTATCAATTAGTTTCATACTAAATTCCTTTTTTTGAGTAAGTAATGGGGGGTAGAAGTAGAATGCTGCTCAATAATATATTCTCTGTTTATTTCTTATTTTTGGCATAAAAAAATAAGACAGACGAAATCAATCATCTGTCTTTGATATCATGTTATATTTAAATGGTCAAATAGATAACCAAGTAGATTCTGGCTTTGCTATTAGTCTCGCATTATTATATGCCATATCTAACGTTAAACATGTGTGTCCTTGATATGAGTTATCTTTTTTAGTGACTGCAATTGCTACATCAGGTTTATTATCTGACATTAAACATAATGGAAGTAGTAATTGTATTTTACCATCAAAATATTGTGGAATTGCTAGTTTATAATTTGCGGAAACTTTCTTTTTCATTGTGTCTAGTGCGCCGTTTAAAATATTAATCTTATTGGCACTTTCAAGAAAAGCCTTTGGTAAACGTTGTTTGTTCTTTTCATCATCAAGTATGTGAGTATAATGTACATCAATTGGATAATGCCAATCAAAAAGAAGTAATTCTGGCTTTTCAAAATAATTTGCTCTTTCTGGTCTTTCTTTTATACCAATACGTCCAAGTTCATATCCAGTAAGAAATAGTATTTCTGTTCCTGATTGATATGTATATAATTGATCGTAATATTTATTAAATAATCCTGTATTGAATAAAGCATAATCTTTTCCTATTGTTATTTTCTTTTCGGAAGTCAATTTATCATATGTTTTCACTAGGTAATTAGCCAAAATTCCATTATTCGGATACGTTGGATTAGACCAATTTTCAAAAATTGCCATTTTAGCTAGTTGATCAGTATAGTTATTCCAGTTTACTTGAAAATATGACATATATTCTGCTCCTTTAGTATTTTTAAATGCTTCTTTAAGTATATCATATTTCTTTGATTTGTGAAATGGGAAAGTAAATGTGTTATCTGGTTTGTATAATTCAAAAGGATATAATTCATATTTTTGTAATGCTTGTGGTATGTATTCACCTTGTAATTCTTTATATGCTTTTTTATATGCTTCTTGTGTGGTATTGGCATATACCAAATAGATATAATCATATGGTTCATAACAATATGCTGCTGTTGTTGGTATTAGATATGTATTCATTTGCTAAATCTCCTTTGAAATGATTTTTTTGTCTTTCTATATACATTATTCTCTGTTTAGTAGCGCAATTTTCATATAGTTTTTGAGTGCCCCTATATTAGGGGTTATATTTGTTCTGAGAGAGAAATAAGAGAGTTTTATGTTTAGGCAAGGATTTTATCATTGGGTGTATTTTGGAATGAATTTGAGTTGATTTCGTGAGATTTAAGCTAGTGATTGGGGTATGAGATCGAGAGGATATATTGGTAGTAAGGTTAGTATGGATAATATGCTTTGGAATTTTACTGGGAAAATGCTTATCGGTGAAAGTGCTTATAAATAAGGAAGTTTTTGGAATTGTGTGTGGATTTTTGATGAGATGGGAGTTTGATTTTTGGGTTGTGAAGTGGCTGAAATGGTTGAAAAATAAGGGTTTTTACGATATGGGGTGCGATAAAGGGTAAATTTTGTCTGAATGACAGGTTTGCCTTATTTTTATGGGATTTTTGATGATTAAGAGGAGGTAAATTTTTAGAGTTGGTGTATGGATGAATCAGCTATAGGGTTTATTGAAAAAAGCATGTCCAATTTTAGTTTTTGCCACCCCCCCTACACCATAAAATCACGGTATTTCTATATTTTTCCGTAGGATCTCTGATAGAACAAACGTTCGATAAAATCAGATCTGGACTGTTAGAGCAGAACATACTCGAACATGTGTTTGTATTATATTTTTATCGTATTTTTTGGAATTTATTATTGACAACTATAATAAATTGTGATAACATACAACTATCAACAAAACAACAACAAATTTCCATTCAAAAAATTCTTTTTAGGAAATCTCAAAAAGTTGTTGACAATCACAATCTATTGTGATAAGATATAATTAAGTTAAGAGATACGAACCACACAACAAACGGTTAAGGCGCTGCAAACTCCGATAGTTGCCAATTTAATCTCAAAACTTACTTGACAAGGAAAAGTCATTAAAACCTCATTACATATAGGAAGGCGGTGTATCCTATGTCTATTCTAGGAATCTTCCTACGGATATTCGTTGTGATAGTTGTGGTAGCAACTGTTATAAATGATATATCCAATAAACAGTAGGAACACCGCACGGCGCAAGCCGACACGAAAAGTGATAGCTTACACTCTCAACAAGTCTATTCTATCACAACTCGTGAAAAATTCCTAGAAAAAGTTTGCACATCTTTAAAAGTGCCTTTGCGAATAGGTGGCAAGTGTTACGGCACAACCCACATCATGGAAGTAGTTACGGCTACAATTCTAACTATTTGCATTGAAATTCGGGGCGAAAATAGAGTACTACCGTTCCCCAACTCGGTAGAATTAAATATTGAGGTCTGTATCTATATCCTAAAGTGGTTAGAGGTCATGAATGCTCAAAACTAAGCATGAATACTCTTTAGGGGTGTACGAAAGTACAACGGTGTGAGGCGCACTAGGTAAGGTTAGGAGGACGTTATAAAGCTACCAGTCTGCAAAGGTTGACAGTTCCAAGTCTGTTAAAAGCTGAGGATAACAACGTACACAATAAAAAACACATAGCACCGATTGCGTCAAGTCGGAGAAAGAGGATATTATGAGTAAAACAACAACTAACACAACAGTAGCAACAAACAACGCTAAAGTTGACTTTTTCCAGTCAGCACGCACACTGTCAACACGGACTTCAGAATTTTTCCGTTGCATTATCAAGAAAGCCGAACTCAATACAATCTATGGCTCTAAGATTGATACTAACGAAAAGAGTATTGCAGCCATTGATGACATGCTCGAAAAAGGTACTAACCTTGACGTAACCGTTGAGGATCTGAACCGGATGCGTACTAATTATGTAACCATCAATGAAGGCTTAAAGGTTGAGTGGGATAAGTTGCTCAAAGAACAGGCTTCTTTTGAGTACAACGAGCACGACAAAAAATTCCGCAAAGCTATGAAAGATGCTAAGTCTTTAGAAGATGTAAAGACAGCAGTAGAAAACTTCTACAAAGCATATAAACTCGATGTATCAGGTACAACTTTTGAGACAGCAGTTCTTGAGTCAATCGGTAAGAAAATTGATACAAAAACCGTTGTAAAGTCTAACGGTACAAAAGCTCTCAAGTATGATGTAACTAATGCCTTAAAGAATCTCTATGGTGTAGGCTTTGAATGGATGGTTGAAGCAGGAACTATCAAACCTGCCGATATTCCTAGCGTATTGACTGACAAGTACACAAAGAAATCTAAGAAAAACAACAAATAATATGTAATCATAAAATGTATAGTTAGAGAGGGCAAGGCAAATACTTTGCCCTTTTTGTAGTATACATTTTAAATTTAAGGAGGATAAAATCATGGGTAAAGATAGGAGCATGGCAATTAAACACGCAAAAGCGAAAAAGGAAGCAATGAAAGAAGTCATGAATAATCAAAATGACTTTGCACAAACTTCATGGGGAATTACTGACAATATGCGTAAATGGTTCAGGGCAAAACCATATGCATTGACATACGGAAAATAAAATGTTATTGCTAATCACAAAACATTGTGGTAGAATGGAGGTGCATAAAATGGAGGTGAAATGATGATAGTTTATTATAAATTAGCAAATGTTTTAAAAGAAAGAAATATGCAATGGAAAGATTTGTGCGAATCTGGTATTTCTACAAATATGCCTACTAGATTTTCACAAAATAAAAACATTAGCTCTGATACTATAGATAAAGTCTGTGCATTTCTTAAAGTCCAACCAGGAGATATTATGGAATGGATAGATGAATCTGAACAAAAAGAAAAAGAAATACAATCACAAATTGATGCATTGCAAAAGCAATTAGCAGAGGTTAAAGCAAATAAGAAATAATAATGCGTCAAATATAACCAACGCACCAATCAAGCACCCAATTTTCGGGTGCTATTTTTATACCAAAAAAAACAAACAATAAGGAGGAATTATTATGTATCAGTACACAAACAAAAACGGAGAAACTTTTGGGATCACACATACGGAGAGTAGCACAATGGCTTACATCAATGGTTCATATGTCGCACAGGCAGAAACAGACAGAGAGCTTGAGGAAGTTCTTGACCATTTCTCACACACAGATATTAAGAAAACGCTTGATTATACAGGAATTACGAGAGAATAAAAGACTGCCGATTAAGGCAGCCTATCTTTTAAAAGTTTTCTTTAATTCTGAACGGAAAGCGGTGTTGTCAAAAACATCAACATCATTTTCGATAATGCCTAATTCTTGTAATACTTTACAAGTAGTACGAATAGAAGTAAAACGATCAAAGTCACTGATAGTACGCAAAAGCTTTACAGTTTCTGCAACTGTAATTGTGTCATTCATATCTTTTTTAATTGTATCATGAAATGCAAATTCAAAATTGATATCTTCACATTTGCACGATTCTTCAGAAGCTAAAGCTAATTTTGAAATTAGTTCACTGGTTTTAATTTTATCCATAAAAAGTACCTCCTTTTGTTTCTTTTAATTATACAAGGGAGATACTAATAAATCAAGGTACTGTAAGCAGCATAGCTATTTTTATACCCAAAATTAAGGAGGAAACCATCATGTCAGAAAAACAGAAAGCAACCCATAATGCCTATTGCGACTATGAAATTGCAAAAGCAAAACAGCCATCACGGATCTATTCAGTCCGACCGCAGAAACCAAGAGGAATTAAAACGCATAATAAAAGCAAAGCGATGTTAGCACTTGAGTTAGCATCGCTTTTTTGATGCTCAGAAAGGAGAATATATACATATGATAATTATTGCATCAAACGGACTTGAAGTAATCGACAACAGACCAGAGGCAGAAATTGCGAACTCAAATAGGCAGCATTTTGAAGAACGCTATGCCAACGAACAGAAACACAAGCTTGCAGAGCAGTTAAAGCGAAACAAACATCCATTCGCTGCAAGGCTTATGTCTGCATGTGGAATGTTATAGAAGGGAGGTTTTAGCATGTATCAGTTTGGATCTAATGAGTATGGAAATAAGGATGGTTTTAAAGTCATTTGTAACAAGTGTGGGCGAGAGGCACGTATTGTGCCAATTCACTGCCGCGATAATGAAAAACTTAAAATCGCGCTTGAGATTCGGTGTATTTGTGGCAATAAGTACGGCGCAACAATTCATGAAGAAGGGAGAACAAAATAATGAACGAATTATTACGGAATCAGATGTTAAAGGCAAACTACTATGCCTTGCTTTTAGCAGTATCTAAAAATGTGTCAGCAAAGGAAGCATTGATCGAGATGGGAATCTCACCAGACGCAGCAACTAAGGAGGTCGTAAATGCCTAAGGGATATACAGTACCAAACGGATACATGGGATTTACAACAAAAGGTTACATGCTCTTTGAAACGGAAACCGCATATTACGAGTATCTGCTTGGAGAGGTAGAAGTATGAGTGAAGATCAGGTAAAAGAAATCAAACATAACCTTTGTGTGAATTGCGGTGACAGATGTTGGTGTCACGGAATGCAGAGTTGTGCGGATGCAAACAAATATATGAAAGAAGAGAGGAGAAGATAATATGCAGAAAGTAGATTTTGTTGAGGGAAAATACGTAAACAAAGAAGATCTTTTAAGATATCTCAGAATCCTTGATTATCATATGTCGAGATAAGAACTGATCGAGAAGGTGGAAGAAATGCCGGCAATAACATTAACAGAGGGAAACACCAAAGATGTCTGGGATAGCCGGATTGCAAAAATCATAGAATAAATGTGTGAGGAGTCACACATGAATGAATTATGTTACCTATGAAGAACCGCTGAAAGGCAAAATCTTTACAGAAAATCAGTTGCATAAAGTCTATAGAGACTTAGCGGGTAAAGTAGAATATCCAGACTTCGAAGGTTGGAAAACAGATATGCTCAAGTCGGGCATATTTGAAAAGTTTAGTAACTAAACGGCAAGCGAAAGCAAGCCGTTATTTTTATGCAAAAAATATTATAAGGAGGACACAATTATGTGTAAAAGAGTTTATTTAAAGGCAAAGGAAGCAGAAATGGAAATGCAGGAAGCACGGAATGCGGAAGGATTTACGGGTAAGAATGAGAAACTTTTAATCGCAAATATGGTAAAAGCCGCACGGAATAACTCACGGATCGGAGATAAGCTTCTCATGGTAATTGATCCAAAAGAAATCCATATTCCAGACTGGCAGAGACGGATCAAATTGGAAAGAGCTTATGCAATCGGAAACAATTATAACTCCTATAAATGGGATGAACCGAAAGTATTGCTTCATAACGGTATTCTTCTTTGTATTGATGGTCAGCATAGAATTTATGGCGCATTCAAGGCAGGTAAAGAAGATGTGGTTGTGGAAGTCATGGAATGCAGTCTTGAAGAAGCGATTGACTTATTTCTTAGTCAGTCAAGTGATCGTGCAAAAATGCAGCCAATGGACATTTACCATGCGGCTCTTGCAGCAAAGAAACCAGAATATGTGGCATTGCATGACATTTGTGCAAAACATAATGTGGCAGTAAAGGGAGATGATGAGAAAGAAAATGTTGTTGGTACATTTACATCTATCTCGGACGGAATCAAGTGGTGTAACGGAAATGCCGATTTACTTGATTCTATGCTTGGATTACTCGGCAAACTTGAATGGAACGGATATGCAGACACTTACAACGGAAAAGCATATACAGCGAAGGTTGTTAGGGCATTAAAAACATTATACGCATATTGTGAAGGCAGAACGGACGAGATGGAGGCGGCTCTGATTAAAAACTGCAAAGGAACTGAATTCTTTGTAGAGAATATCATGGATAAGACACAGGCACAGATTTTTGATTATCTGTCTAAGATTGTCCGTTACGAAATGGAAAGTCCGTTCAGAAATAACAAGACAACAAAGAAACCTGTGAAAGCGAAAGTGATGTAACAGAGAATAATATATTGCAATCTAATACATATACGAAGCTGAGATAACGGCTATACGGTCACATTATAATAAGGAAAGGATTGGTGAATATGTCATACAGAAAAACAAAGCAGCTCCGTGAGTTTGAACCCATTTTATATAAGAATGGATATAGATTCGCACGGTGTAAGGGAAGTCATTTCATTTATATGAATCGAACTTCTCATAAAATCATAGCAGTCAATAAGGACTTGAATAGAATGGTGAAGGAGCGCCTGATCAAAGAGAATAATTTAGCAGTCGAGTAGGAGGAACGATGGACAGTATTATTTTTTACGATGTAGAGAAAAACGGTAAGAAAATGGAGCTCATTCTTATGAGTGATGAGGATTCCTATGAATTCAATCTTGGAGCATGGTTCGCTTCTTATGCAAAAGAGAAATTCACATTACGTGAAGCTCTGGATGACGTAGTGAAGCTTTTTGAGATAAAGATCTTGCAAGAGTGTAAGTAGAGAATGTGATCAAATGAAGAACGGCGGAGGTAATTAAAGTGGAAGAAAGATATTATGTGAAGATTGGTAATTGTTATGTGGCGTTTCTTGGAATATGGCACGAACCAATAATGAAGAGCGATTATCATAAAGCAACGCCATTTATAACAGAAGCAGATGCTAGAGAAGAAGCAAAAAGACGCTGTGCGAAACCATTTAAAGTAGTAAGGAAGTCTTTTGTAAAATAGATTTTCAATGTGAAAGATGAAGGGTGAATAATATGAAAATTGATAAAAATGATGTAAATTATGATTTTTCTGATAGAGGACAAGTAGTAGAAATCGAAATTACTGAAGAGCCGGTCGGTGTATTTGCCGATGTAAGATTTGCTTACGGCGCTAATGTAATAGGTTTCTGGAATGAGACAAATTTCAGAAAAGAAATTATGGGGAAGTGTGATGGGTATACGTTATGGAAGGATAACAGGGTAAGAGGTAATGGATGTAAACGAATGAGTGAAGTATGTAAAGCAGTTAAATTGTTGCGACCGTTACTGGAAGGACTCGCAGAAGACAGAGAGGAAACTGTAGATGTATATGCAGATGTATATAATGGAGAAGATTATATTACAGTGACAATCAACAAGGCAAAATATGAAATCAATGTAACTGCTGAGAATGTACGATCAATAGTGCAGTCGGTTGTAAATAGAGTTGCGTTGAAGTTATAGCAAATAGATATTTTCTATGGAAGGATTGAGATGAGAACAAAGTTATGGAACGCAGAAAAGTATTATTTACAGATGGGATGTCTGATGATTTTCTTCTTATTATAACAGATGCACCAAAGGCAGTCATAGAAGAATACTGTCGGTGGCATGTGTGCCAAGTAGAAAATGGTTGGAAGGATTGTGAAACATTTCAGCCATTAAAAGTGAGGTACTATATCAAAGAGTTGCTTGATAGCGAAGTTGACAATAGAGAAGATTTAGAACTCATTGGTTATGATGAATGCTATGATTTTAGCACTTATCATAATTAAATGGATATTTCATTAGGAAAGGTAGAGTGATATTATGCAGCATTTAAAAACGGAAAAGTGTATTATATGTGGAAGTACAGCAAAAATGTGGCATGGTTATGTGATTGCAAAAGACAAAATGGCTTTAGGTAATTATATAGATAAGAAAGTGATTGCTGGATTTTGTGATAAACATAGTGAAATATTGTGTAGTGAACAAGGTGGCAATTACGGTTACTATAATTCTGAGTTGATGGGGAAATGTATTCCTTTATTCAACTCGTGAAATGCGTGTTTCCTTCGGATTAGAAAGGTAGGTAAGAACATTGATTAGATTATATTTATCAATTACACACACTCAAATGCGAGAATTAAAAGAGCATTTATACTATAACGGATATCATGTTGATTGGGAGAGTGATGATGTAATTACAGTAGATGAAGATGAAGTTTCATATGTAAAGACAATTTTACGAGATAGAGGAATTGGATTTGTGGAGTAAAGAAATTCGCATTTCAAAGGTGGATTGGAGGAAATATGGAAAAAGAAATTAAAATTACTCTTGTTCCAAAGGAGCAGACAGGAAAAGAGTATGATTCTGTATGTATCATATGTGGATATATATGTGCGTGTGGTAACTGTTTAGAGGCTGCAATTAAAGCGTTTGATGACGCATTAAAACAACGCAGATAAAATTAAGATTTATTGTATGATTGGAGGAAACTTTATGGCAGATACAAAAAGATTGCATATTGGTATGGCTTATACGTATGTAGGAGATACAGGAATTGATATTCCTATAGAATTATTAGAAGGCAAAACAGAGGAAGAGCAGTTGGAAATTGCTTGTAAATATGCACAGGAACACATTGATGAAATTCCTGTTGCTACTAATGCAGAATATATTCCATACTCGGATAATTTTGAGATTGATGATATTGATTTTGAAGAAGAATAAAGCACAATAAACTAAGATTTCTTAGGAAGGAATGAGAGAAAATGGCTAAAGAAATTTATTTCACAACTACAAGCGGCAAACTTGTTAATAATTATGATATTGCAAAGGTAGCTATCATCAATGGTGATACCGTTGACGAATATAATTTTGACGATGTGCGAAAGTATGCAGCTACTTGCAAGGGAATTATTAAGGAAATTAACCCTTCGATTAAGGTGTGTTTACGAAATGGTGACAGGGTTACTGCAATTAAGTTGTATTATCTTAGACATCCTGGAATTGCATTGGAGGATGCAAGGGATGCTATTGATATGATTGAGGCAAAAATGAAAGTTAGAAGAGAGGTTTAGCAACTAAACAAAATAACAAGTAACCGCAAAGGCAGTTAGGAGAATAATCTACTAGCTGCCTATTTTATTACAAGAAAGTGAGGAAACGATTATGAACGAATATTTAAAACAGGCAAAGAATTTTTTAAATAGGGCGAATGCAAAGTGTGAAATTGTGTATGGTGGCATTTCACGGAATGAGAATTGGAAAGAGAAAGAAAAAAGGAATTGGTACGATGTAACGATTACTACGCCAAGAGGTAAAATGAGTTATGTATTTTGGGACAGCATAAATAATACAGAAATTTCTCAGATGACTGTTGAAAAGAAATTAAAACGCAGATATTCAGATTTCCCATACTATGAGCGAAAGAAGGCAGAGCGAGAACTGAAGAAGTTGAAAGCCGAAGCAGTTCCAAGTGAATATAATGTATTGGCTTGTTTAGAGAAATATGATGTAGGCACATTTGAAGATTTTTGTTCAGAGTTTGGATATGACGAAGATAGTAGAACAGCAGAAAGAATTTATATTGCAGTAATCAAAGAATATAAAGACTTAACAAGAATCTTTACAGAAAAACAGATGGAAGAATTAAGCGAAATTCAGTAGGAGGTATGATTATGAGTTACTTATTTTTATATAGAGAAAAGGCAGCCGATGACAGAGATTGTTGTGCATACATTGATTCAAAGAACCCACGATTTGAGTGTGATCATTATTTTGGTAGTGTAAATTTATGTGGTGCTTGCTATAGTGGACACGATTTTTCTGCTTATGCAGACATTGAAACTGTATTAACAGAAACTGAATATAACGAATTGATTCAGTTTGATAAAGCAATTCACAATTTAGGATATGGAATTACAAAAGGAGACGAGCGTTATAAAAAGGGAATTGAATTATCAAAGTCAATACAGCATGTATTTGATAAGCTAACATCTAAAGAAGCGGAAGAATTTCAGCAGAAAATCATTGAAAGCGAAATTGAATACATGAAGGAAGAGTATTCATTATCTGATGAAGATATTGAAAAGATATTTAATGAATACTATCTGGATTACAGAGATAGAGGGATTATTGGTAGCGTATTCAGTGATTCATCGGATTTAGGATATGAAGAGGCATGGTCACTTGGATATATTAAAAACGGAGATACGATTTCAGAAAGATATTTTGACTATGAAAAGTTTGGAGAAGATTTAGTCAATGAGGGTGAAAATTATCTCGAACTTGATGATGGACGAGTTGTAAGTCTGAATTATTAGAAAGGAGTGACGAATATGACAATTACATATGATTTAGATTTAAACAGTTTTAATGCATGGAGTGGTGCAGTAGATACGCTTGACAGAATACAGAGAGAAGGTAAATGTGAAGAGTTAGAAAACATTCTTGAAGATTTATATCCTGATGGAATGACAGAAACGCAGATCAATGATTTATTATGGTTCGATTCTGAACAGGTGTATGAATGGCTTGGAATTAGAAGTGAAGAACAGATTAGAAAGGAAATCAAGGAGGCAGAAGATGAACTTACTGATATGCAAAGCGATTTAGAAGATGAGCTTGATGATGAAGATCTGACAACAGAAGAGAGGGCAGAAATCATTGACAGTTATCAGTCAGACATTGACGAAATCAAAGAGAGAATTGCAGACTTGAATGAAGAATTAGAGAATATCTAATCAAAGGAAATAAAGTTGGTAATTGGTCGGTAGAATAGGAGCGTGATTATATGAAAGAAATTGAAGTAAACAATGGATGTAAGATTGTATTAGAGAACAAATCACAAGGTATAGAAGTTATTCATTGTGACAGCAAGGGAGGTATTGAATATAGTTACAATATTCCTGATGGCGATCTTGTAATGTTGCTGAACTATTACAGAAACTGTAAGAGTGGCAGAGAGAAATCTGATTATATATCAGAAGGTAAAATTAGAAATACGAACACGGATATCGTTGAATATATATAGTCAAAGGAAATTGTAATTTACAGTGAATTTTAGAAAGGTAAAAGGTGATAATTATGGCAGATACAAAGAAAACAAAAAGATTGCACATTGGTATGGCTTACACATATGTAGGAGACACAGGAATTGATATTCCTACGGAATTATTAGAAGGCAAAACAGAAGAAGAACAGTTGGAAATTGCTTGTAAATATGCACAGGAACACATTGATGAAATTCCTGTTGCTACTAATGCAGAATATATTCCATGCTCGGATAATTTTGAGATTGATGATATTGATTTTGAAGATAACGAACAGTAATACAGAGAATAATAAGGCAGACACAAACAAATGTGTCTGTCTTATTTATTGGAAAGAATAAAAAAGAAAGGTTGGTAGATAACTATGATGAAATTTACAATGAATGCAAAGGATTTAAAGACAATGATGGATAAGGGAATGGCTGCAATTAATAAAAAAGCACCTCTTTCTACACTGACAAGATTATATTTCCAGATAGAAGAAAATGGAGTTCTCAAAGTTTGGGGGACTGATATAGAGCATTGGGCAGAAGTCAGAACGGATAATGCTTATGATACTCAGCCAGGAGTTCTTGGAATTGATGTAGATGATATTAAAATCATTTCAAAAATGAGTGGTGAAATTACATTAGAAGATGTAACTACCGAGGATATGGAAGTAGGAAAAATCAATATCAAGTGTGGAAAGAAAATTGTTACAATCCCACGTTATCAGAATACAGATATATTCCTTCCGTCAATGGATGAAAGCGAAAAGAAAATTATGTCTGTAAAAGAGAATTGGTTACTTGAAACACTTGTTAATCTTAATACATATACAAGTAGCAATGATAATATGAAGATAATGCAGGTATTCAATTTTAATATAAAGTCAAAGAGGATTGAGGCTCTTGATGGTCATAGAATTGGAATGAGAACACTTGAAAATCAGACCATTTATGAGACAACGGAAAGTCTATTTGATACAGTAAAAATTCATAACAAGTGTGTTCCTGTATTTAAAAAGCTGATGGATAAGAAATCTGAAAAGGAAATTGAAATCTATCAGGATAAGAAATATATCAAGGTTGAAGGAAATGATTTTACATACATTATCTGTAGAATTGACGGAGAGTATTTCAAAGTAGATTCAATGCTTAATATATCTGATGATTATAGATTTGTACCTGATAGAGAACAGATTCTTGAAGCAATGAAGTATGATGCAGAATTAAGAAAAACATCTGGTGCAGATAAGAAACCAGTCGTATTACATAGTGAGAATGGAAATTTATATTCATACATTGCAGCAGGTAAATATGAGGCGTTTGATGAATTTGAGACAAGCGAAAATAATATGAAAGACAATTTCTATATTGGTTTTGATCCGCAGTTTCTTACAGATGCATTTAATATTGTTGATTCTGATAAACCTTTATGTTTTGGTACGAGTAATAAAGCACCGTTGCTTATCAATGGAGATGAATACAGGATTTTAATATTGCCTGTAAATATTGGAAATGAAGATTATAGTGCAGAATTTACAAAGAGAATTAGAGGTGAGGTGGCATAAGCCACCTTGCTTTTGGAAGGAGTGGTCATATGTTATACGATGTGAATACAAAAACAAAACACGATAAGAGAGTTGCAGAAATGTTGGATAAAGGATTCATTTTTCCGAATAATATGAAGCCTTATAGTTTTGAGCAAGCAAAAAAGTGTTACCACGGAAATAGTAAGTTATTATTGCAAACTTTTTACAATGATATTACAGGTAAAAATGAAATGCAATATACAACAATGAGCGTGTATTTATCATATACAGGTATTCATTCACGGAAAACCTTTAGAAAAGAATATGTTGGATAGAGGTGATATTACATGAAAAAATTAAAAGAATATATTGAAAAGTGGTTAGATGGACAAAAAGTAAGAGGTATTCAAGTATCATTGCTTGATATAAGAGAATGTGTTAGAATATATAATGCTATAGTACGGAATGAAAAACCTGAGTTTATCAATGGTAAAGTAAAAGAAATACTTGATAAATGCAAAATAGAGACAGTTGTAGAAGAGATTGGATGGAGGATTGCATAATGAAAGATTGTAATAGCTGTAAACATTTTTGGTATGATAATTCAACAGGCACTTCTGAGTGTGGTCAGTATGACAATATGACAGAGGATGAAACTGATAAGTATTATACAAACGGAGAAGATAATTGTCCAATCTATAAGGAAGATACAAATTAACTAATGAATACAATTTAATAGAGAGAATAATTAAGCAGATAACAGATAATGTTATCTGCTTTTTTAATTCCAAAGGAAAGAACTGTTTCTTAAAGAGATTGGAGAGTGATTAAAATGATAAGCACAATAGAAAGAGATTTTGTAGTAAAAGATGGTGTAGCAAGCTTCCCGATGAAAGAATATCCAAATTATTGCGGAATTGAAGATATTGGATATATTTCGCACGGAGAATGGGCAGACGCAGAACTTGAATATAATGGAAAATTATTCAATGAAAATGTGGTGTCAGATGCAATGTGGGAAAGATTCATTGAAGAATTTCCTGATAAAGATGGAGCTTATGAAGCTTTTAGTCAGTATATGTATGACAATAAAGACGAAGTATATGAGTTGTTAGAAGATTGGAGTGATAGGAATGAATAATATTTTTGTGATTGATAAAGCAACAAAATGCAATTTAGGAGTCCTTGATTTCATACCACGGAAAGATGACAGGATTTCTATGAAAGCATCTGAATGGAAAGAAATAGAAGTAGTAGTTGAGTGCGTATTATATGACCCACTAGAACATGCAACATTAGTTTTTGTGAGCATTGTTGAACCATACTACATAGCTATGGTAAAAGAAATTAAGTGGTAAGAAATAGCAATTTCATTTTAAGATTGGATGGTGAATATATGACAGTATTATCTGAAATGCTTACTGGAATGGGTAGTAAATTTGTTTTAGCAAAGTATAGCGATACTTTCTATGGTTATGGAACAGAAATGGATCATAAAAGTGCATGGGGACTTCCAGTGAATCAATGTGGAACTAAAGAAGAAGTGTTGGAAAATTGCTTGCGAATGATAGAAGTCAATAAAGAACATATACAGAAATATCAAAAAGAACTTGAAAAAGAGAAAAGGAAACCTGAAGGTTGGCAAATACTTCTTTATTGTGAACAGAAAGAACTTGAAATGCATACAGAGTTTGCAAGAATTTTAAAAGAAATGGAGTGATTTATATGTTAAAAGCAATAAATATTAAATGGGATACAAACGGAGACGAAGAAGCATTGCAGGATTTGCCAACGGAAATGATTATTCCTAATTATTTAGAGGAATATTATTATAGGGACAGAAAATATGAAGAAGATAGAAGATATGTAACGGAAGAAATTTCAGATTGGTTATCAGATGAAACAGGATTTTGTCATGCAGGATTTGAGATTGAAAAGGTAATTACAAAAGAATCTGTTGAGAATGATTTATATGATTTTTTTAATGACAAAATGGAAACTGGAGATGCACCTGAAATTGAAAGAGTTGGTCGTTATCTGGATATGTATGTCACACGAGATAATGGAGTTGTTATTGATTGCGTTGGTGGAAAGCAGATTAGATTGATTATTCAAGTAGATTAAGGGGTGATGGTATATGAAAACAATTACAGTAACAATTACAGTATATGACAATTCATCAGTAGAAGACATTGAAAGAGCAGTTAGTGCAGGGCTTGATAGCAACGGAATTGATTGTACTTATGATGTCGAAGAAGTAACCGAGTAAACAAGAGTTTCTTTGGAAGAATGGAGGAATTATTATGTATTTAAGAAAAATATTAACAGATGGAAATAAGGAATTTTTAGAAAATATGCGTGTTGACTTTGATTATAAGGGAGAACATTACAATGTAAGAATCAAAAGATTACGTGATAACTTCTTTGAATCGTACACAGGAACTTGTTTTGATTATAGCGAAATTTGTAACTGCAAGATTGGATATATAACAGGCGAAGAAGTAACTGTAAGCATTAAAATATTATACGAAAACAATTTTGGTGCTGAATGTGGATGGATTAATACAGAAAATAATGAAAACGGAGATGTTGGATATTACGATTTGTACACCACAAGCGGCTTAGTATGCATGGATGGGGAAACTTGCAAAATCATTGATGTAAAAGAAGACTGTATCGTATTAAAAAATACAGACGGAGAAAGGGATATGATTTTTACATTAACTTATGAAGAGGCTAACATTTGTTGTTTTGAATGTCCTGTTGAATAGAATGAAACGATGATTTACAGGGAAGTGAGGTAGATATTATGTACACATTAAAAACGGCAGAAACAAATGTGAGAGATTATACAGAATTTATTTTACATCAGCATGATTTAAGTATTTATAGAAATGACACTAATAGAAAAATCTATGATAAAGTTGTAGAAAAATGTATGACTGATTTAGCAAATCCAGAATTACTTAAATTATTTACAAATGCACCACAGTTAGAATATTTTGTAAGACAAACCATGTTGTATTTGATTTTAGGATGAAACGGAAATTTCAGTCCTTTATATAGGACACGGCACATGGTATAATTAAAGAAAAACAGAGGTAATTATTATGGCACAGTTAATTGGATGTTTGATTGCAGGATACTTATGTATTTATCTTCCTTGGAAAGCGAATCAAAAGGAAGAATCTCGTAAGAGACAAGATATGTATAATAACTTAAACAAGAAGTCTGTAGATGAAATGGAAAAATGGAGAAAATAGTAGTATAAAATAAAAAAGGTGGTTGATGAGTATGTTCGGAGGACTATTAGCATTCTTAGGAATTTATGCAGGAAGTGCTGCAAAGGCAGCTAAAGATAACTATGATATGAAGAAAATTACTCGTACAGTTGATGAAAAGGGGAACGTACATTATGCAGATAGATTGTGTAATGAATATATCAACGGAGAACGAGTAAAGAGAGTTGAAACAACTGATAGAAACGGAGTTAAGTTATATTCAACTGTTGGTGTGAATAGCAGTAAAGTGTATGACACTTCTTATGGAAGGGGTACACAGCAGTTATTCGAAATGAGTGAACGTGAAAAGCAAGATGCAATTGAGCGTGGCAAATTAGCTTATATGCAGTACAATCCTTATTTTGGAAGATCAGTTACAACGGAAATTGCGACAGGTAGAACAATTACTTGTCTTTTTGCATGGGAACATGGAGATAAACCAATTTATAAGAAATGGTATTTCAGACCTGAATGCCAGGATAAATTCGGTTATAGAGAAACTGTTAAAGGAGATTATGGAATCGACATTACAAAAGAAGAATACTACAAATTACAAACTATTGGGATTAGTCATACAAATCTACCAAGCGATCAGAAAGTATTAGATGACTTATGGGGAAGGAATAGATAATTCACATGAATGATACAAGACGTAGAAGAATAAACGAGCTTAAAACGCAAGTTGATTTTGCAAATACTACATTAAAAGAAGTAAGTAAGAAATTGTCTTCTTTATTAAGTGAAGAACAGGACGCATTTGATAATATGCCAGAAGGATTACAAAGCAGTTATAGAGGAATGTGTTCTGAAGATGCAATTGATAATATGGAAGAAGCGAGCGAGAAACTTGATGAAGTGATTGAATTGTTGAATAATATCGTGTAAAATAATATATTATAAAACTACGGAGGTATAATTATGTACAATACTATTATTTTGAAGGTAGGAGAAGCAAAATTAACAAAGGCAGAATTCGATAAATTTTCAGAAGGTGACACAATTTTTGGTACGGACTCTAATCCAACAGAATTACAGAGATGGAAAATCACAGAGGAGAATGAAGCAAAAGCACAATTGGAAAAATATTGTTGTGAATATAATAAAGGTATTGAGTTGTATTATATTACTGAGTATGCTTTAGAGTATTGTGAGTGCGATGAAGATGGAGAATTTGTTCAAGGAAGTGATTTTGATTTGGCAGAAAAAAAGATAACAAAGTTTGAAATTTATTGTAATTATGGTGTACTTGCCGCAGAAAAAAGAAAAGTATATACATACGGAAATAAAAACGAAACGAGTGTTATCAGTGATAAGTTATCTGTTGAGTTACCAGAGAACGAATATTTTTCACTTCATGAAACTGAGTATGGACGTTTGTTTGTTAAAGCTTCATGGGGCTGGGATTATGATATTAATGAAGTGCTGATTGGCAATGAGAAACCATATTTTCATGCATTAGACAAAAATATGAAGGCACATAATGTTTATTTAGATGTGCTAAATTAAAAGTGTTTTAAAGGAGAATATAATGGATAAAGTTAGATTGGAAAGCAGAATCAATGTATGGAGAGATAAAATTTTAGAAGTTGCTGAAAGCGAGGAAATGATTAATACTTATAAAATGATAAAAGATATTGATCAGATTATTGCAGAGGAATTTGACAGAGAAGGGATTATTCAGGACTAAATAATAACTTGAAAGAGGAAGATCAGAGATAAAAATGACTAGAAATATTAAAAAATGTGTTGTTTGCGGAAAAGAATTTTATTGTTCACCCTCACGAAACATTGTTACTTGTTCAAGGGAATGCAGATTGATACATTTGAGTCAGATACATAAAGGTTCAAAGCGATCTGATGAAAGCAAAAACAAAATGTCGATAGCAAGACAGAAAAATCCAAGAAACATAGAAATACAACAAAAAGCTACAGAAGCATCAAAGAAAAGTTCAAAGTCTGGAAGATTTGAAACAAATTGTGTAGCAATAGATTGGCATTTAGTAAGCCCAGACGGAAGACATTTTTATATACATTCGTTATCGTATTGGCTTAGAGAAAATTGTAAAGAATATTTTGGAGTAGAGCCTGATAGCAAACAATTTTTTAATATAATTTCTGGATTGAGTAGAGTCAAAAGGTCTATGTTAGGGAAAATTAAAGATGGACAGCGACCAGGATATTCTTATAAAGGATGGAAAGTTATTCCAACAGATTATGATGAACAGAAACACAAGAAGTAATAGTTTCATTGGAAATTTGGAGGTTGATTATGAGTAGAGATGAAGTGAAATATTATATAGATCATATGGACGCAAATGGTTTATTAAATTTGTGCAATGATATTAATGAATGGAAATATAAGTCTGGAACACTTAATCCAGATTGTACATTAAAACATTTAGCAGAAAATTTACAGTATTTGGAGTTAAGAGATTTGGAAGACATGATTTTGGATGCAGCTCATGAAAAATTTGAGAATTTAGTTAGTTTATTGATAAAGAGTAAACCAGGTATCTATATAAAATAAGCCAATGAATCCAAGTTTTCAACGGTAAGAAAGGAAATGATAGAATGAAAAAATACAATGACGAAATAATGAAAGCCATAAGGCAACGTATGGGACTAAATGAAAATGATACATCTTCTGATAAAGAAATAATGAAGTTAGATAAGTATGATGTATTCAGACAGTATTGCTTATGGAACGGACTAATGGGTAGTTGGTATGATACTTTGCTTGGTGTTGTTGAAAATATATATGGCGTGGAATTAAAAGAAGAAATATAATAACCCGATAAAATCTAAGTTTCAAGTTAAGAAGGGAGAATAATCATTATGCATGTGAATATATTTGAAACAAAATCGGATGAAGAATTATCTGTATTATACGGACAATTTCTCGAAGCAGAAAAAATATCTGGTTTTTCAGATGATAACGAATTGGGGGAAATTAAAAAAGAATATGAAAAAGATTTCGGAGCAAATACTGTATTAATGCTTCAAATTGAATTGACTCATACAATAGCAAATAGATGGTTTATAGAACATAGAGGCAAAGAAATTTAACTTTCCTTTGACATAGAAACGGAGGATATATGAAGTTACCTGTATATGAATGTACAAATCAATATAATGAATTTTCAGAACAGTTATATCCTGTAAATATATCGAGTGTCAGATGGGTGAATCTAATATGCGACAAATACCCAAACGGTTGTATTCAAATAACTTGTCACGATGCTCAAGAAAATGCTTATTATGCAACGAAACTTTTGAAATGTTATGTGAGTAAGAAAGGCAAATATGCAATTTGGGGTAAACATAGATTTTATGAAGGATATTCTGGAGCATTAAAACTGAGAGGTGTTCCTTATAAGACAGTTGATACAATCAAAGATGCAGCTAAACCGTATGGAACGATAGTAGAATGAAAGAATTGTTTCTTGATAACTGTCAGTAGAAATACTGGCAGTTATTTCATTACAAGAGAGAATATTACAATGTAGAATAAAAGAAAGGTTGTGATAATCATATGGGAATAAATTCAAATATAGATGAAGTAATTTCATTTTTAAAATGTAAACAAAAAGAAGGATATAAAACTGTAGAATTAATAGATGATGCAAGAGTATCAGGCTGGTTTCAACTTAATCCAACGATACCATTTATATTTTGTGAGCAAGAACCTACTGTTTTAGGAATTGATATAAGAAAAAATAGAATGGAGTGACAGCAATGAACAAGCTAATACAGAAAGTCAAATGGAATTTAGATGGTTCTAATATAGAAATGTATATATATGGCGAAGCTAATTTTGAGGCAAACAAAGCAATGCAAGAACCATTAGAAAAGCTGTATCAGTATGAGAATCAGCCTAATATGAGAGAGAAGGTTGATGAATATATTGGTGAGCTTGAAATGGAAATTGATAGATGTGAACAATGTATTATTGATAATGGTATTGAAGCAGAAACCACGAATAATATGCTATTAGCACGTTGTGAGACTCTTCATGAAATTATAGGCGATTTAAAAGGTAGATTGGAGGAAAGAATATGAAATTTAATAATGGAGATAGAGTTTTTCATAAAGGATTGCATTTATTTGGAGTTTTCATCGAATATGCATGGAATAGTGATGATGAAGCTATTGTAAGATTTGATAATTGTGATAATCCAGACGATTGTAGACATATTAGTGTTAATCAGTTAGAAAAACTTCCAAATGGTAGTGAGATTGTTAAGAGAATAATCAAATACAACAATTCTAAAAAAGATTGAAAGAGTTGTTTCAAAAGAAAGGATATAATATTATGGTTAAGTTAAAAGTTGGAAGAAAAATATTAGATATAAGTGAAAATGATTTGATACTTGATAATGGAGCTTGTTATCAGATCATAACACAAAGAATAGGAAGTGGATTTAATAAAGCGTGTCCTATAATGAGCAAAAAATTATTCAATGATTTGAAAAATACAGAATTAATTTTTACAAGTGAAGGATTAAGACAGGCTGCTATAAAGAAATATGGAAATATGGTTGAGACATATTGGAAATTTAATATAGAAAGCATGAAGAAGTTGGGATATTAAACCCAAAGAAAAATTGCTTTCTTGTTGAAAGTAAATCAAATATAGAAATAAGTTAGAAGCAGAAATCAACTGCTTCTTTTTTGGTTGCAAAAAATGAGGTGATGAAAAATGAATATGGGGAATCCAAAACGCAGTAGCCAATTTCTTTGTCTTCATTGTATGCAAATTAATCAATTAGGATCTGGAATACAGAGAGGTGGTCATACAAGAGAAAAATGGCATATTAAAGATTTAACTTGTTTTAATAAAGATTGCCGTGGAATAACGACTAAAAATCTTGAAATTAGATGGTGTGACGATTTATTGGAAGCATATGATAGAGCCGAACAAATTAGAGATAGATACTATAAAAACGGAGAATAATACATATAGAAAGAGAGGTTATTTAATATGGCACAGACAAGAGATTATGCGACTAAGAAAAAAGGTAAAACAGAGGTGCAGCCATTTTGGAACATGTCAGATATTAAGAATGTTGTTGAGTGGTTTGAGAAGAACGAAGAATGGGACGGATATTTGATTACACTACTTGAATTATTACTTGGTAGACGAATCGGTGATACAGTAATGATGAAGTGGTCGGATCTATATTATGAGAACGGAAATCGTAAAAATGAAATTGATACCATTGAAGAACAGAAAACAGGTAAAATTACCAATATTCCTGTGAGTAATATGGTATGGGAAGCCGTTGATAATTATTTGTCACACGTCAAAATTGATCCAATGGAACATTACAGTGGATATATCTTTCAGTATCAGCCTAAGACAGATTGGATTAATAGATGTACGTTGGATGTATATTCTGAGAATAGTATAGATACTTGGTGCAAAGCATTAAATAAGGATTTTTCTGATAAGAGAAAAGAGAAAATATTCGGTGATTTTCATAAGCAGAAAAGGTACGCATCATTAGGTGATTATCTTTATTATGAAGTTGAATACAATGATGTGGTTAAGTGGCAGACAGATGATTATAGAAAGAAATTGAAAAAGGCAGTTGAAGATGTTGGGGTAACTTCTCCTGTGTCCAGTCACAGCTTACGTAAATCGTTTGGCTACTGGATACACAAGACACATCCGTTTGATCCTGATTGCTTATTATCATTACAGAAATTATTTAATCATACAGATCTTCAAACTACAATGAACTATATTGGATTAACAGAAGAGAAAAATAGACAGTTGATTAACGATCATGGAGAGTTTATCCATAACGTACTTGCAGGTAAGGGAGATGAGATTATTAAAAATATGCCTGTTATTTCGCTGAAGTCTGACGATTTTGGGAAAATTATTAGAATGCTTACAGATGATGTAGATAAGTATCAGGCGGCTATTAATATGGCAAATGAGCTGAGAGTCATATAAGTATGCAAGGACGATGATTATTTTTCATCGTCCTTCATTTCAGATATTAAGGTATAATATCTGGTCAATCTTTCTTTTTGCTTATATAAGTGGACATAATCACTTAAAAGAGAAACAATAAGATTGCTCATTGAACGATTTTCTTTTTGTGCGATTATACCAATTTCATTTTTTAAATCTTTCGGAATAGCAAAAGACATTGTTGTATTTTTTTCTGATAATTGTCCTCTTGGCATTATGAATACCTCCCTTATGATGATTATTATAAGGTACGTATAAACCCAATGTCAACTTTTTACAAAAACTTATACAAACCTATTGACAGGTTTATATAAACCATATATAATGCAAAATATCAAAGGTAATCCATACATACAAAAAAAGAGAGGAGGTAGTACATATGGATTTACAGAGATATGATATTATTTTAGCGAATATAAAGTATGAAGGTACGGGATCAGTACAAACAAAGGAACGTCCATATGTAGTTGTGAGCAATCCGGTTGGAACTAAAAACGGAACAATTATAACGGTAATGCCTTTGACGAGTAAGATAAAGAAAATAAATATGCCAGTTCACGGATGTATAGAGGCAAATGATACAAACGGGCTTTCTTTATATTCTATGGTATTAGGTGAACAACCTGTTACTATTTCAAAAAATGAAGTAGAAGAAAAACTTGGTACAGTAACAAATCAAAAAGAAAAAAATATGATTAATAAGATTTGTTACAATACATTCTTCTTTGGAGAAAATATCAATTGGGAGGAGGTACTTGCATAATGTTCGTTAGTAAGGAAGAAGCAAAGAAAAGAATAGATGAGGCACCAGGTATGATATGGATGGATTCTTTTAATGGAATTACGTTCATTCATACAAGACCAAGACAAATTACTATTGACGAGGGGAAAAGGATAATCAATAAAGCAGCTACAGTTGACTATCAAGATAATGATTTCTTTGGGGTGCTTTCATTGGATGGCGTACAGGAATTTATGGTACACAATATTAAGTTTCCTCAGTTAGAGTCCTAATTATAGGACTTGGAATATTATATAATAAAAATATCAAACAAACAAATACCGAACAAATGTTCTGAAAATGCATTGACAAGAACAAATGTTTGGAGTATTATAATTTTTGTAAGTGACAAAAAGATAGAGCCAAGCGATTCAAACGCTGCGCCAACAGCTTTCTACTTGACTCTATCAAACCAAATACATACAACAGCATTAAGCCATTGCAGAAGCGAAATGTCGCTTGAATTTATTTTACATATATTTCGAAAGAAAGTCAAGTTTCAAGCGTTTTCTGCAATTAAAATTCCTAATTTTTATAATTAAATAGTGGCGAATAATATCATAGGGCATTCGCCAAATGGTCAAGGCACAGGATTTTGATTCCTGCATTTATCAGTTCGAGTCTGATATGCCCTGTTATACGACATTTCACACACGTTATGTCGTATAACGCAGATTTGTTTGTAAGCGCAAACTGTGAGTTGCGTAAGTTCTCACGGAGAATAATCTACTAACAGATTACATAGTTGATATCTCTTTGTTTCATGAATACTCCTAAAATTCTAAGCATATTTGAGGTATCAGCAGTATGGAGCATTGGCGCAATAGGTTAGCGCAAACGCCTTATAAGCGGGAGGTTTCGGGTTCAAGTCCCGAATGCTCTATTATTAATTAAATAAAGAAGGGAGATGAATGTATTGGCACAATATGTCATAACGGACGGTTCACGTTGGATCATGCGTGACAGAAATAAGAAATATGTTCCAACATCTTGTGAAGCACTTGCTGATGTATTCGGCAACAAAGAAGCCAATTCAGTATATCAAAACAATTTATCAAAGGCATTGAAATCGGTCTTTCATATCGAGAAAGTAGATAACACACCGGATGGTATAAAGCAGATCACACAGAAAGGAGTAGAAGAAAATACAGAAAAAGTTATGATTTCTGAGAATATTCAGAAATGGCTTAACAAAATTTCTGATTTGAATGGGTTAGCGGCGGATGCCCTACATAGAAAGAATGAACTTACAAATCAGCTCAGTTTGGTAGACAAAGAAATATGCGATATCTTGCATTATATTGAGTTCTGCAATTTAAATGCAGCACAAGGATATAAAGCGTACAAAATGTTAAAGGAGAGGAGAATAAAAAGAAGAAGTATTAAAAATGAATTGCAGGTTTTGGAAATTATCTTAAGCAGAAAGATCTCCGAAACGGTGACAGATGAGATCCAGAATACCGTGGCTTATATGGACAAGCGTACATATGAACCGAGAGTATTAAATGAGCTGTTTGATTTTTAATGGGAGGAAATACATATGGTGATCTGTAAAGATTGTAATACGCCGATGATAGGCGTTATGTCATTTTCAAAGGGCAAGCATGAACGGTTTTGCCGCTGTCCTAAATGTTATAGTGAAACGAAACACAACAGAATCAAGGATGACGAATTAGACTTCAAAGATATATTAAATGCCAAGATAGCGGAGGAGACACACAAATTATGACTGAAAAAATTAGCTTATCAGAAGAACAGATGGCAATAATCAATAGATATTGCTGCAATGATTTAAAGGAATTAAAGAAGATTTGCCTTCCTCTAATATCTATGAAAGGCGTTGCTGATATGGAAATTGATGATCTATTAAGCGATGCGATGAAAGTGTTGTTAGAAACGGTACAAAATTATGATTGTTCGAAGAATGATAATTTTGGTGCTTTTTTAACAACAAACATCAAACGTTCTTATCTGGATTGGACAAGAGATAGGATGAGAGACATGCGTATTAACTATGCTAGGGACAGAAACGGCAATATTATTTATGAATACTATGAAGAAAATGGTGAGAAGAAAAAACGGAAAGTAATTATAAAACCATTAACACTTGACGCGACGACTGAGGAGGGAAGAGAAATTAGAGATACTATTGCTTCGGATTTTCGTATAGAGAATATCTTTATGAAAGAAACAGAAGACGAATGGCATCAGGAAGTTAAAGATTATTTAGAAAAATTATCTCCTTTGCAGCACGAAATAATTATGATGCTTGCAAACAATTATACAAAAGATGAAATTTGCGAGATTTTACATATAGAATACTCACATTATAATAATCTTTTAAAAAAGATTACCGATGACAAAAAAATAAAACCGTTAAGATCACTTGTAGGAGGAAGACAAATATGAAGAAGTTATTGAGAGATAAAGTTAAAAGAGACACTTATATGGTAAACAAGGTATGTGGAATGATTTCAAGAGGAGATTTAAGAAATGATCATCCACAACAGAGAAAATCTGATCAATGGGGAGATGAGGTTAGGGATAATTTTATAGTGACTGTTCTTCAGAATGAGGATTTTGACCCTATTAAGATATGTGAGCAGCTTACAGAAAATGGCGTTATTTTATGGCTGATTGACGGATTACAGAGATGTACTACTATAGAGAATTACAAATCAGGTAAATTTGCTCTTGGTAAAAAAATCAATCCTTCTGTGATCGAATACCAGGAAGTAAAAAAAGATGAAAACGGGAAAATTGTCAAAGACGCAGATGGTAACATGGTATATGAAAATGTTGCTTTTGACTTAAAGGGTAAAAGTTATGCTCAGTTGCCAGAAAGATTAAAGGAAGATTTCAATAACTGTCCAGTAGAAGTGGTAAAACATCTTGATTGCAGTGATGAAGAAGTGGGGCGACATATTGTTAGATATAACAGTGGTGTAAAAATGAACGTTGCTCAGAAAACGATTACATATATGTGTAAGGTTGCAAAAGATGTCAAAAAATTATCTGGGCACGCATTCTTTAGTGATTGTGCAAGTTTTTCTGATATTAAAGATAGAAATGGAACTATTGATAAAATTGTGAATGAGACAATTATGGGACTTAATTTCTTTGATCGGTGGACGAAAGATGCGACAAAACTTGGGAAGTTCTTGAATGAGAACGCAAGTAAGGAGATGTTCAACAATCTCAATGAGTACCTTGATAGATTGTACAATATTGTAATACCGACAACGGGTAAATTATTCAGTGAGAAAAATGCACTTGTATGGTTTATGCTCTTTGATAAGTTTGTAAAGACAGGACTTCCGGATGAAAAATTCGGGGAATTCTTAAATAACTTTGAAAAGTTGAAGAACGTAAAAGTTACGCTTGATCATGCTAGAAAGCCAAAGGGCGCGGAGGAAACCAATAACTTATCATTTGCGGAGATTGACACATGCAATTCCACCAAGGACAAAAGCATGATTGAAGACAAATTACATATTTTAGAGATTGTTATGGGAGAGTTCCTTGGTGTCGATTTCACAAACCTCTGTAAAATAGATGCTTTAGGTGACAATGCAACACCTGAAACTGCGATTTCTTCTGATGAAGAATGCCCAGACGAAGATGGAATGAGCGACGTATCAGCTCTCGATTTTATCAAGAGGAACGTCAATTCAGAAGCAACAGAGGAAGACGTGGATGTTTGCTATGAAACGATTGATTATTGCAAGAATAAGTTAAAAGGGTTCGGCAAAAACTCGAAACTGCTCGATTATCACAACGATGTGGCATTAGTTGCTGTTATTGCTTATGCAATAAAGAATGAGATTGATTTGGACAAGTGGATTGTTTCTTTTTCAAATCAGAACAATACATATCCGTCAGATACAAAAGAGAATTATACATATATGCTTAACAGCCTGAAGCAGTTTATTAATAATGTAGCAGCATGAATAACAAAATATTCTGGACAATAAAGGAGGGCTTATGAAAAGAGATGAGATTATGAAAGAACTTGTGGCTAAATATAATGAATCTTGCAGAAAAGAAAGTAAGAAGGAGCTTATTACAAGGTTAGAAGCATTTATTGATAGTAAGAATGTTTCTGCTAAAAAGAAGCAACATATAATGCAAACCATAGATGAAATGATAACAATTGGGTATTTATAAATAGACGTATGAGAGTCTTTTGTAATGGAAGAATACTTTTGACAGTCATTTAAGAACTATGAGTGAGGTATCGGATGTCCTTGAGATCACAATTAGCCCAAAGCCAGATGAAGAAGAAAGTTAGGGGGTAGAGTATGATAATTGAAGTACCTGATTGGTGTGTACTTGGTAAAACTATTGAATGGCACGCACCAGAGATTACAGGCAATGAATGGGTAAGAGATAAAATTATAGCTTTTGGATATGACGGGTTCTTTCATCAGGAGCATAACTGTCCAATATATTTCACAATGTTCGATGAATACGGAAAGACGATAAGAGAGATTAGAAAATAATAGTGAATTGATGAAGATCTTTGTGAATTTGAAAAATTGTTTTGGTAAGAAATTCTCTTTCTTTGGATTGTGAGGTAAAAGATGCAAATAAATATTAGTTATACATTATATACAGATGGGGATTACAGTTTAAGAAATGCTGAAGAGCTTGGTTGCACTAATAGAGATGTAGTAGTTAATAATTTTGAATATTGTGATTATGTTGGCTCTATGAAATTTAAATATGAAGAAGAGTGGCGTTGTAAAAGCGAAGCAAAAAATTTTCTTTGGAGATTTTTATGTGATGGAATTCATATATCTTATACACATCCTTGGTTACTTAAAGATTTTTATGACATTATGGAATCTTTAGAGAATATTATTGATGAATATCAAGAGGGAATATCTGTAGCCAAAAGGCATATAACAGGTAACTATATGGGAACAGAAATTAAAATAGAAATATCACAGTAATGTTCGATTTCTTTGGAAGAGAGGTGAAAATAAATGGCATGTGATTATTGTGCGTACCGTTATTCTTATGATTGTGATGATGGTTGGAATCGCCATAAAAATTGTGAAAGTTTTAAGTTAGATTGGGATAGTTTATCTGAGAAAGATAAGAAAACCATTCAGAAAATTTTGGATAGAAGAGAAGGCTAAGTTATGGAACAGATTCAGGAAAATGAACAGTGGAAGTTAAGTGGAAACTGTGAAAAATGTAGAAGAAATAACTATTGTTCAACGCCATGTACTCATCATAATAGGCGAATAAGAGCAGAATTTAAAGGTCTTGTTGCAGATACAATGAATAAAATGACTGGTGGAGTGATGAGAGAGGCTATTGATAAGACAGTAAATGGAATTTGGTAAAAACAAAAGCCAAGTAAAACTTCGTTTCATTGAAAAAATTTCTGAGCGATTCAGCTCAATAAAATTCCCAAATTAAAAAGAGAATATAGATATGTAACCAATTAACATTCATATATAAAAATTATAGAAAAGGAGAGTAAAACAAATGAATGGATTGAGTAGTAAAGAAGTTCTCAAAAGTAGAGAGCTTCATGGAAGTAATAAGCTTCCTGAACCAAAATTGGACAAGTGGTATGACTTCGCAAAGGAGGCATTAAGTGAGAAAATCACAATGATTCTTATTGCAATTGCAGTATTGCAGTTATTCCTTGGAGTCATGGGAGTAATGGATTTATCAGATCCAATTATGATTCTTGTTGTATTAGCAATTGTAACATGTATTGCTGTTAAGACTGGACTTGGTGTTCAAAAATCAGCAGCAGAGTTGAGAGCCAAAACATCAGTCAGGTATTGTGACGTAATTCGTGATGGCAAAGTTCAAACAATTAATAAGGATGAATTGGTAGTTGGTGATCTTGTTTGTGTAGGAATGGGACAAGAGGTTTTTGCAGATGGATATCTCATTGAAGGTAAGATTTCTGTAAACAATGCAGCTATTAATGGAGAAACAAAAGAGTGTAAGAAAACACCAATTGAAGGATACGTTCATAAGAAAACTACTTCAACAGATGCTTATACGAATCAGAATTGCTTATTTGCTGGTACAACAGTAATGTCAGGCGAAGGAAAAATGATTGTTACTGATGTAGGTGTGAATACAGTAAATGGCGATACACTTGTTAAAATGCAAACACTCGAAGCACCAAAGACAGCACTTGATATTGCACTTGATAATCTGAGCGACTTCATTTCTAAGTGGGGAACAATCGCAGCCGTTATTACATTTGCGGTGCTTACAATTTCAGGAATTGTACAGGTTGGATTTGGAGAATATTTTAGCGGTGGCGTTCTGAATATTATTCAGAAAATCGCACAGAACTTCTCAGTAGCATTAACAATTATTGTAGCTGCTGTTCCCGAAGGATTGCCTCTTATTGTAAAACTTGTAACAAAACAGAATGTAAAGACAATGGAGAAATTCAATATTCTTGCTAAGAATCCTGGTAAAATTCCAGAGTTAGCATATGTTGATATTATCTGTACTGATAAGACAGGTACTCTTACGACAGGTATTATGACTCCAAAGAAGATTATTGATGGCTTTGGTAATGAAGTAAATAAGGATTCAGTTCTTTGGAATAATATCAAGGCAAACATTTCTTTAAATAATAGTGCAACATTTGATTCAGAAAACAATATTACAGGTGGTAATTCAATTGATAGAGCAGTTCTTAGCCTTGTAAATCCTGAAACATATGCTGACATTCAGAAAAAATATCCAGTTAAGTTAAAGCAGGTATTTAATAGTAGTAATAAGTATTCAGCTTTTACGACAAAGGATGGAATTACATACTATAAGGGCGCACCTGAGAAACTGATTGAGCATTGCACAAAAGTAATGGACTCAAGTGGTGAAATTATAGAGAATAACGATAATGGCACATTAAATAATGCAATTACAGCAATGACAAGTAATGCGATGAGATGCATTGCAGTTACAATGGTAGATGGTGATTTAGTAGAGAATGAAATACCAAATGACATGACATTCCTTGGAATTATTGGTGTTGTAGATCCTGTAAGAGATGAAGTACCGAGTGCTGTAAAAACAGCACATAAGGCTGGTATTCAAGTTATTGAAATTACAGGCGATTGTATTGAGACAGCAGTTGCAGTTGCTACAGAGTGTGGAATTTACAAAGATGGAGATTTGGCACTTACAAATGATGAATTTGAAGCGATGTCAGATGATGAAGTAAAGAGTATAATTCCTCGATTGAGAGTTATTTCAAGATGCTCACCAAACACAAAACTCAGACTTGTCACATTAGCACAAGAAATTGGAAAGTCAGTTGCAATGACAGGTGATGGTGTAAATGATAGTCCTGCTTTAAAGAGAGCTGATGTTGGTTTTGGTATGCAAGGTGGATCAGATGTTGCAAAAGAAGCATCAGATATTGTATTAACAGATGATAACTTTGCAAGTGTTGTAAAAGCGGTAGAACTTGGAAGAACATTTATGCATAATATTATGATGTTCCTTGAATTCCAGTTACCTATCAATATTTCACTTCTGATTCTCAGTGTTATCTATCCAATGATTGCAACAGGTGCATTACTTGCATCGGTTCAGATTCTGATTGTAAATATCATTATGGACTCTCTTAATTCATTATCATTTGGTGGCGAACCTCCAAAGGATGAATATATGACTGAGAAACCTATTAAGAAAGGTTCTGGTTTATTCATCAGAGGTGCAAAGAAACATATTGCAATCAGTACAGTAGCATTTATTGCACTTTATGGAATTATTACATTCAGTCCTATTGCAAATATGTTTGCATCTGAAACAGAAGCTATGACAGCGAGATTCGCATTGTTATGCTTTATGGCAGTATTTAATGGATTTAATATTCGTACAGAACACATTAATTTATTCAATGGTATTGGGAAGAACAAACTGTTCTCAGCCATTGCAATCGGAATTTTTGTAATGACTTTTGCTCTTTGCAACTTTGCAGAAAATCTTATTAAGGTTACAGCTTTAGATTTCAAACATTGGGTAGTAGTTGTAATTCTAGCGTTTATGGTTATTCCAATTGATCTTATTAGAAAGATTATTGAGAAGAAAAGAGAGAATAAGTAATTGAGGAGATGAGAACATGATAAGGAGAGATAAAAGTTATAAAAAAGTAGAGAGTATTACTCTTATATGTTTTTCAATTAGTGTTGTTGTAGCATGTATTACACGCTTTATTCCATTTATTTTTCTGACGTTACTCACATTCCCAATTTCTTTTAAATTATTAAAAGGGAAGGTTGACAGCCTTCCCAAGAATAAGGAGGACAAATAATATGTCAATTAGTTTAGTTAAAGGTCAGAAGATTGACCTTACAAAAGGCAATGCAGGTTTAAACAAAGTCGTATTTGGTCTTGGATGGGATACAAATAGATACGATGGTAATGCAGATTTCGATTTGGATGTATCAGCATTTTTTACTGATAATTCAGGAAAGGTAACAGGCGAACAGGATTTTGTATTTTATGGTCAGCCACAGCATCCAAGTGGAGCATTGATTTATTCTGGCGATAATAGAACAGGTGTAGGTGATGGAGATGACGAGACAATGATTGTTGAATTAAATAAGATTCCATCTAATATTACAAAAATTAGCTTCTCAGCGACAATTTATGATGCAGAAAATCGTTTACAGAATTTCGGAATGGTTGATAATTCGTACATTAGAGCATACAACGCTGATACAAATGAGGAACTTTTCAAATATGAACTTAATGAGGATTTCTCATTAGAGACAGGTGTTATTGCAGGTGAGTTGTATCGTAAGAACGGTGAATGGAAGTTTAATGCAGTTGGTTCAGGTTACAATGGTGGTTTAGCTGCTATTGGTAGAAATTTTGGTCTTGATTTATAAAATGGAAGGAGAATATATATGTCAGTAAATTTAGTAAAAGGACAGAAAATTAATTTATCTAAGGAAGTAGCAGGTGGTCTTACAAAGATTATGGTAGGACTTGGATGGGATGCTGTTAAGAAAGGATTATTTGGTTCTAAACCAAACATTGATTGCGATGCTTCAGCAATTATTTTAGGAAAAGATGATAAGTATCGTACATGTGTTTATTATGGTGACAGATCAGCGGAAGACAGATGTGTGTATCATCATGGTGACAACCTCACAGGAGATGGAGACGGTGATGATGAGCAGATTACAGTTGATCTTGCGAATATCACAAATAAGGTTGAGAAGATTGTATTTGTAGTAAATATCTATGATTGTATTTCAAGAAAACAGGATTTTGGACTTATCAAGAATGCATACATTAGACTTGTCGATGAGTCAACTGGTAAGGAAATTTGTAAATATAATCTTTCAGATGATTATGCTGGTAAGACAGCAATGGTATTTGCAGAGGTTTATAAGAAAGACGGAGAGTGGAAGTTTAACGCTATCGGTCAGGGAACAAATGATTCAAGTGTTAGCGAATTAACAAGAAGATACAAATAGGAGGATTTAATTATGTCAGTTTCGTTAAGTAAAGGACAGAGAGTAGATTTAACAAAGGGTAGACCGTCATTAAAAAATATTCTTGTTGGACTTGGATGGGATATTAATCATTATGACGGAGAAGCAGATTTTGACCTCGATGCCTCTGTGTTTATGACAAAAGAGAATGGCAAGGTTGGTAAGGATGAGGATTTCATTTTCTATGGTAATCTTGAACATAGTTCAAAGAGTGTAAAGCATATGGGAGACAACCGTACAGGTGAGGGAGATGGAGATGATGAGGTTATTAAGATTAAACTTGATAAAATCCCATCAGACTATGAGACTCTTGCTGTGACGGTCACAATTTATGATGCTGAGAGTAGACTTCAGAACTTCGGTATGGTTGGGAATGCATATGTGCGTGTAGTAGACGAAGAGACAGGCGAGGAACTTATTCGTTTTGATTTATGTGAAGACTTCTCTACCGAGACTGCGTTAGTCGTAGCTGAAATTTATAAACATAATGGTGAATGGAAGTTTAAGGCTGTAGGAAGTGGCTATAACGGTGGATTAAAGGCATTATGTAATCAGTATGGAATTGATGCAGAGTAGGAGGATTGTATGACAAATTTTATGTTTATTATAATTGTGGCGATTGTATTAATTGCACCGATCCTTTTCTTTACTCCTTTTGGTAAACAGCTTCGAGTAAAGTTTAAAGGAAGAACAGATGAAGTAATGCGTCAGGATGCACAGACACCAGAAGGTGCTAGAGATTATTACAATGCAGCCATTAGAGAAAAGGAAGATTTTTATAATAAGGCATCTGCTACATATGCTGAAATTTCAGGAAAGCGTGATACAGCAGAAAAAGACTTATATCAGGCAAATAAAGATATTATGCGTGTTACACAGCAGATTAATGCTTGTCTTGATGAAAATAAAGAAAATGAAGCAATGCAGTATGCAATGAAGAAGTCTACTTTGGAGAATAAGATTAATGTACTAAAAGATACAATCGAAGAGATGAAAGAAGCACAGGCTCACCAGAAAGACATTCGGGATCAGGCAGCTGAAGAATTGCAGAAACTTAAAGAGGAAAAGGAACAGGTTCTTTTTCAGATGGAAGCAGATAGTCAGATTATCGAACTTCATCAGAGTATGGATAGTCTTAATACGAATAATGAGAGCGATAGAATGCTTGAAAGAGTTCGTGAAGGAGCAAGAAAGACAAGAGAACGTGCAGAAGGAAGTAGAATTGCATATGATTCTAGCGCACAGGCTAATGAGAGAAGACTTGCTAATTCTGAAAGAGAGCGCAATGCTCGTCAGATCCTTGATGATATGAAGAAACAGAGAGGTAATAAGTAATGATTGTATTAAATATTGGAGTTTTCGTAATCTGTCTTGGTGTATGCTTTGGAGCAGGTTTTATTGTAGGAAAACGTAAGAAGAATAAATAATTCAAGAGTTAGTAGGTGTCATAGCCTACTAACTCATTCAAAGGGTAATAAAACAGACCTTTTAATTTATAAAACGGAGAATATAACAGTAACAAAAATAAATATAAGAAAGAAGAGGTACAAAACATGGATGGATTTATGAAATTTAAGAAGGCTTTACAGAAGCACTTCGATGAAATGCAGAAAGAGGCAACACATTTATTTGAGGTAAATGTAGATAAGGATGAATTATGGAATACATATCTTGATAGCTTCCCTGCTGGTACAAATGAGATTTTCAGAGAGCGTAGAGAGCATGATTGCAGTTGTTGTAGACAGTTTATTAAAAATATTGGTTCTGCTGTCACTATCAAGGATAATCAGATTCACACAATTTGGGAACTGAATCTTGGTGATACAACATATCAGCCAGTATGTGATGCACTTGATGCTTTTGTAAAAGCTCATACAGTTACAGATATTTATACAACTGAGTTCTCTAAGATTGGTACAGATTTTAACTTTGAAGAAATCAATGGAAAGTCTCATCAGTGGGATCATTTCTTCTTAGAGCTTCCAAGTAAGTTCGTAAATAGAAGTAGTCGTTCAAATGAGGAAGTTAAAGGACAGTTCAGAGATACAAGAAATGTATTTAAGCGTTCTCTTGATGAGATTACTATGGAAGCACTTGATACAATTCTTGAACTTATCAATTCAAATACACTTTACAAGGGCGAAGAGTGGAAAGGCGTACTCACAGAGTTCAAGAAGTATAAGAAGGAATATGATAAGCTGACTTCTGATACTGAAAAGGATTTATATGCTTGGGAAAAGTCGGTAACAGCAGGTATGGCTATTGGTAGAATTAGAAATCATTCTATTGGAACACTTCTTATCAATGTAAGTGAGGATATGGATCTTGACACAGCAGTTAAGAAGTATGAGCAGATTGTTGCTCCAAGTAATTATAAGCGTCCAAAGGCTATTTTTACAAAGAAGATGCTTGAGGACGCAAAGAAGACCATCACAGAACTTGGATATATGGATTCATTACAGAGAAGATTTGCTAATCTGAATGATATTACTGTAAATAATGTACTGTTCTCAAATAAGAGTGCTGCAAGAAGAATGGTTGGCGCAGATGATATTTTTGGTCAGATGGAAAAAGATGTTGCTGTAAGTCCTAAGAAGTTTTCTAAGGTTGAAGAGATTTCAGCACATGATTTCATTGATAAGGTACTTCCAACTGCAAAGGAGATTGAAGCTTTTGTAGAGAATAAACATGAGAAGAACTTTGTTTCTATGATTGCACCTGTTAATTCAGATGCTAAGACAATGTTCAAATGGAGCAATGGATTATCTTGGGCTTATTCTGGAAACATTACTGACTCTGAAATTACAGAAAAAGTGAAAGCTGCTGGTGGAAGAACTGATGGTGTTTTAAGATTTTCACATAGTTGGAATTATGATGGAATGAGAAATGCTTCTCTTATGGATTTACATGTATTTATGCCTGGTTCAAATCAGAATGTTGTTATCAAGAATGGAAAAGAAATTCATGATAATTATGGAAATGATGAAAGAGTTGGATGGAATCATAGAAGACATTATGCTTCTGGTGGAGTTCAGGATGTAGATTATACCGCTCCTGCTCCTATTGGATATGTTCCAGTTGAAAACACAACATTTCCTTCAATTGATAAATTGAAAGAGGGTGTATACACTTTTAAAATCCATAATTGGAATTTTAGAAATCCGACAACAGGTGGCTTTAAAGCAGAAATTGCATTTGGCGGTAATGTTTATAGATTTGTAAGAAGAGAACCATTACAGCACAAGGAATGGATTACTCTTGCAAAATTAGAATTAAAAAATGGCGAGTTTAGTATTCTTGAGATGGCAGAGAATGATAGTACACCTATTGAAAAGTGGAATATCAAAACGAATCAGTTTGTTCCTGTATCAGTAATTAGTTACAGTCCAAACTATTTTGACGAGCAGGATGGAATTGGTCATAGACATTTATTCTTCTTCCTGAAGGATTGTGTGAACAACGAAAGTCCTAATGGCTATTATAATGAGTTCTTAAAGAGTGACCTTGAAAAGCACAAGAGAGTATTTGAGGCTTTAGGTGCTAAGTGTCATGTAGAAGATACTGATGATCAGCTTTCAGGAATTGGATTCTCTATGACAAAGAGAGCAGATTTAGTTGTTAAGGTTAAGGGCGCAACAGAGCGTGTAATGAAGATTAAGTTTTAATTAGAAAAGGAGATTATTATTATGACAAACAACGAATTATTTATTAATGCAACAAGAGCAAACTATCAGTTCCCATTCAGAGGAATGATTAACGTAATTGATTTGTGGGATTTATCTCTCACAAATCTGGACTCAGTATTTAAGACACTCAATGCGGAAGTAAAGAAGTCTGAGGAAGAGAGTCTTCTGAATACTAAGTCAAAGGAAGACGAGGAGATTTCTAATAAGATTGAAATTGTCAAGTATATTGTTAGTATGAAGCTGGATGAGAAGAAGAAGAGAGAAGACGCTAAGAAAAATGCTGAGATGAGACAGAGATTGCTTGAAATCAAGGCTAAAAGACAGGATGCAGCACTTGAGAACATGTCTGATGAGGATCTGGATAAGGCACTTGCAGAATTAAGTGAGTAATTGTTATGGATATACCATATATAGTATTGAAAATGTGCAATATATACTATATATGGTATATATTTTACATTAGAAAGAAACGCACATTTCTTGGTAACAGGAGGTAAATGAATGCCAATAAAAGAGATTACAGGTGGAGGTTTATTTCTATCTGATGGAACAAAATTTATGGATATACATGGAATTGAATCTATGGTTAGATATGAATCTTCAGATAAAGAAGAACTAAAGGTTGTTAATACATTCCATAATAGTCTAAATGGAGAAATCACATTAGAGAATTGTGAAATAAACGAAAATTTATTTAATCAGTATTTTCGTCCTACATATCAAAATCCATTATTTTCATCTGAACTTTCGTATGCAATTCCAGTGAAATCACATAAGAAAAAGAGAATATTTAAAAAGTGGTTAAAACGCTATGGTGTTAAAGTTGACCATATAACTTTAGATTTTCAAGTTATAACATATGACACTCAAACAAGTGAGGCTGAATGTGAAATGACAAATGAATCAGTAAAGACATATGTTACATTTTATAAAGCAATTCAGTTATACGAGTATGCTCTTAAATATGGAATTGATATGTGGTGAAAGGAGAAGTATGAACAAGGATAAAGATGATAATAATATGTCGGCAGAGCAGATGTTAGAAATTTTTATAAAAACCACCTGATTTTTTTTGCGTTACCTTTCTGAACTAAAA